GGATCGTGGGACCAACCTACGACCTTGGCGAGAAAGAGTTCAGGTATGTGTGGCAAGACATAATTGTGAAGCTCAAGTACGGCCGTGACAAGCGTGTGAAGAAGGCGTACAACAAGCGAAGCGGCGAAATGTACATAGAGTTCCCTTGGGGGACTCGGCTTGAGGTGCGCTCGGCTACCCACCCTGAGACGCTTGTTGGTGATGGCCTCCACGGTGTGATTATGAGCGAGGCTGCCAAGCATAAGAGGGAGACGTGGGAGCAGTATATCCGCCCTTCCCTCGCGGACTACAGGGGTTGGGCATCGTTCGTAACAACGCCAGAAGGCTTTAACTGGCTCTATGACCTGTGGTTGCTGGGAATTAGCGACGATCCGACGTTTAAGGACTTCCAGTCGTGGCGCTTCCCGAGCTGGGAAAACCCGTACGTGTACCCGGATGGTCGGGCTGACTCCGAAATCAAGCTCATCGAGGCAACGACGGCTGCTGAATGGTTCCTGCAGGAGTTTGGTGCCGAGTTTGGCAGCTTCTTGGGCAAGATTTACGGCGAATTTGACCCCACTTTGCACATCAAGAGGCACACTTTCAACCCAGATTGGCCGAATTACATCGCATTTGACTGGGGTTTCACTAACCCACTCGCCGCGATCGAGTTCCAGGTCGACCCCTGGGACAGAGTGTACGTGTGGCGCGAGCACTACAAGGCGTTCATGCAGCTTGGTGAGCACATTCGGTACCTGAAGGGCCGCGATCAGCCGCCTGGATACCACCTAGACCTCGCATTTGGCGATGCTGCTGACCCAGAAGCAGCCATGTTCGTGAGTCAGCAGCTGGTTGGATGCTATGCCCTCGACGAGGCGAAGAGCAACTGGCGCCAGGGTGTTGACTTGGTGAAGACCTTCCTGATGCCGCGGGATGTTTACGCGCCAGATGGGTCGCTGGTTGTGGACGACGAGTACGGTACACCGCACCAAGAGCCATGGATGTTCATAGATCCGAGCTGCATCAACACCATTCGGGAGTTCAACAACTACCGTGCAGTCGATGCTAGGCCTGAGATCAACCCACGTGAGGCCGCCAAGCGCTTCGATGACCACGCACTCGATGCGCTTCGCTACGGTCTTATGCACCGCTTTGAGCTGGGCTGCCACGCCCACCTCTCGGATGTGTATGGTCCGAGTAACCTCGTCGATACCAAGACCTTCTTCCACCGCGAGGCGGATTCCGGCTACTTCACGCAGAACATGGAATTCTAGGAGCCAATGATGACTACCGCAGAAGATAACGCCCGTGTGGGGATTGGTACTGCGGAAGTGTCGCGCGAGTACATCAACGATGCCTCTGCGGCTCTTGGTGCTTATGTCGACTACAAGCAGGTTACGTTCCGACAGGCGCTTGAGGGTCTGGATGTGATTGCTGCTCGGCATGACCCAGCACATGGCTCCTATATGGTTATGGCTGAGCGTACGTCGACCGTGTCGCGGGATCGTGTGTCGATTCGCGAGCTTGGCCAGAGTTCGCCGTCGCCGTGGACTGCTTGGACGCGTGAAGAGTGGAACCCGAAGCTCCGTGGGCGGCTAGGCTTGCACGAGTACTACAAGATGAAGCGGCAGGATGGCATCATTCGTGGCTCGCTTCGCCTCCTGAAGACGCCTATTCAGGCTGGTCGGTGGTTCATCGAGGCTGGTGGCGAGTCGGCGATGGAGAAGAAGGCTGCCAAGTTTGTCGAGAAGAACTTCTTCGAGAAGCTGAACACGTCGTGGTCGCGATTCCTTGACGACGTGCTACTCATGTGTGAGTACGGCCACATGGTGTTCGAAAAGGTCTGGGAGGTTCGTGATGGTAAGCTTTACCTTCGCAAGCTCGCTCCTAGGCACCCCCTAGATGTCCGTGAGTGGCTCTACGACAACAACGGAGGTCCCGATGGCGTAGTCATGGAAGCTACCGAGATGTCGGGGACTGGCGACCAAGGTATCTTCATCCCCATCGAGAAGCTTGTCATCTTCACTCTCGAAGCCGAAGCTGGCGACCTTCGGGGCATCTCGGTGCTACGCTCAGCGTACAAGCACTACTTCTACAAGGATACGCTGTACAAGATTGACGCCATCCAGAAGGAGCGGCATGGTATCGGCGTGCCGATCATCAAGCTACCGCCGAACTTCAACGACGAGGACAAGCGTCTTGCCGACGAGATCGGTCGGAACCTGCGAACCAACGAGAAGTCGCACATCGTCATTCCTCCGATGTGGGAAATCCTGTTCGCCAAGCTCGAGGGGCAGCCTGTTGACTGCCTCAAGAGCATTGAACACCACAATATGCAGATCATGGCGAACATTCTTGCACCGTTCCTCGACGATTCCAGCGTTGATCCCAAGTCGACGGACATGTTCCTCAAGTCGACGAGGTATATCGCGCTGACGATCTGCGACATCGTGAATCACCACGTCATTCCACAGCTAGTGGACGCTAACTTTATCATGGGTCCTGACGATTGCTACCCGTACCTGCGGGTGCGTCGTATCGGCGAGTGGGAAGACATTCGCACTATGTCGTTCGCCTTCCGTAACTTCGTTGGTGCTGACGCCATTCGTGGTGACGATCCTCTCGAGGACTTCTTCCGGAAGGAATTGGACCTCCCGAAGCGTGATCCTGCGACAGCGCGTTTGATGAACCAGCCAGAAGAGGACGAGGGCGACGATAACAGTCCAGATGATACTGGACCGCCCAAGGTGGGTCTACCGAGGCAGGCTCCACCGAAGGCTAAGCCACCGAACAAGTCGAAGGGCCGTGACAGGTCCGGCGGGTAAGTTATACTGGTATATCCCGCTACAGTGCGTTCCATGAGCTACGTAGAGTACAATAGGATTGTACGAGAGGGGTGAGCGCCGTGCCTAAGGCGACGAAGAAGGGCACGAAGGCAAAGAAGAGCACGAAGAAGGCAATGCCCAAGAAGCCAAAGGGAGGCGGGTACTAGTGGCAGACTTTAGCTACTACATCGACCTCTCCGAAGTCAAGTTCGCCGAGGGTCAGACCTCCTCGTGGCTTCACGCGATGCCTCTGGGCAAGGTGCAGCACCCCATCTACGGCGAGATGGACTTCGGCGAGTCTGCGTTGACTGCCTACGCTAATAGCGTGATCGGTCGGACGCTGGGTAACGTCGATCCTGCAATCGACTACGACCACCAGGAGTACAGCGGCATTGCGGCTGGTTGGGTCAAGTCGGCGAAAGTTCAGACAGATGCTGCGGCCGGTAACGGCTTGCAGCTCTTTGTCGAGTGGACTGACAACGCCGTGAAGCTGATCAAGGCTAAGGAGTACCGCTACTTCTCGCCGACGTTCCGCGAGGTGTGGGAAGACCAAGACGGCAAGAAGCACAACAACGTGCTGTTCGGCGGCGGCCTTACGAACCGCCCGTACCTGAAGAATCTGGTACCAGTCAACCTGTCGGACCTGTCCTTTAAGAATCCGGCGAACCCATCCCCCACGGAGGATGATATGGATATGAAGAAGCTCCGGGAGATGCTCGGTCTGCCGGAGACCACGAGTGACGACGACACGTGGAAGGCGTTCGCGGACAACTGGGCCAAGCTCCAGGTGCCCGCCGACCCTCCCAAGATTGACCCGCCGAAGGTTGATCCTCCGGCGCCCACCTTCCAGCTTTCGGAAGAGCTCCGCGCCCTTGCGGCTGCAAATCCCATCGTCGATGGCATGATCAAGGCGTTTGAGAACCAGATTCGCCAGTCGGCCGACCAGGAGAAGCAGCTCCGCGAGCAGGCGATCGCCGTCAAGCTGAGTGCACTCGACCGCTCGAACCTTGTTGTGGCACCTTCCACCAAGGACCTCGCTCACGACATCGCGATGGAGCTCAACGAGGCCGTTGCCGAGAAGTTCTGGAAGCTGATGGACAACCTCATCACTAGCCAGGCCTTCGTCATCGAGATGGGCGAACGCTCACGGTCCGGTTCTTCGTACAACCGCGACAAGAGCGCCAAGCAGCTGTTCGAGGAGTACACCAACGCACTCGTCGCCGGCGGCATGCAGTAT